TTATAATATAGATTCAAAAATTCTTACAGTTTTATCTTTTAATAATTTTGTATTTTTTACATAGATATCATAACTTATTTTTGTTGAACTATGACCAAGTCGAGCAGATACATCTTTAATATCAGCTCCTCCTTCGATGAGCATTGTAGCATGCAATTTACGAACTGAATGAGTTTTAAATCTCATTAAGTTATTATTTATAGCCCTATTTATCTTTTCTACATCAGACTTATACATTGCATTACCGTTTTCTTTAGCACATACAAATTCACTATATATACTTAGAGATTCTAATTTATTTTTATGTAGAATCAATTCATTGTATAGAGTATCTCCGAAAGATATATCCCTTTTAGATGACTTTGTTTTTAAAGCAACAAGTACGTTTCCTTTACCTGTTTGAAATTGCATCTGTTGTCTAACTTTTATAATCCTATTATTAAAATCTATATTATCCCAAGTCAAGCCACATACTTCGCTTAATCTCATGCCTGTCATATATAATATTTTATAAAATATCTCAGCTAAAGGCTTAAACTCTCTAACAAATTTAAATACTTCATACATATCATCTTTAGTTAAAATCAAATCTTCGGATTCGTTATATTTAAACCTTTTTATATCTAAATATTGAGCAGGGCTAGACTGAATATACTCAAGAGGATATACAGCATATTTTAACGATGTTTTTAGTATGGTCATAATCATATCTAAATAATTTTTGCTATAACCTTCTTTGTATAATGTAATTAAAAAGTTATGCAATATGGATGTTGTTAGCGTGTTGAGTTTATACATACCTAATTTAGGCTTTATATGAACTCTTATGATAGATTCATAATTATTTTGAGTTCTATAAGCACAATTATTTAATACATATTGTTTATAAAACGTATCTAGGTAATCTGCAAAGCTTATATTAGTTGGTTTATTAACGGTTCCTCTTAAATTAAAATCATATAGAGCTTTTGCTTCTGCGATTTGACAATCTTTTTTAGTTAGAGAAAACCTCCTTTTGAGATTCTTTTTCTTTTACCATCAACTATACCTAAATTGATTGTATATTCCCATGTTTTGTTTCGTTTTCTTATACTCATTTCAATAACCTCCGAAATAGGTTATCAATGCCTAAATATATTATATATTATAAATTTAGATTTATACAAATAGTTTTTATTAAATATATCGCCTTAGGGTATTATAGACATTTCTTGATTTCCACTATTTGTAAGAATATCGTGCTTTAACGCACCCTTGCAATGATTTGCGATTGCTTTTCTTGTTAATTTATATCCTAATTAAATCAAGTTAAAAAATTCATAAGAATATAGAGTAACAATTCGTTGGGTCGCAAAATGACTACTAAATCTCAAAACGGTACAGAATGACTACTTTTTTCATAAAAACGGTACAAAATGACTACCTTTAATTTTAAGGTGTTATTTATACCTTATTCATATCCGAATAATCTTTAGATAATTCAAAATATATTAGTGAGATAACTATTTAAATATGAATAAAATTAATTAGAACATGTTAAGAGTTTATTTGAATCTAAATAGCCTTTAAATAAATTTTTGATTATTAATATAAAATTTATTTTTATGGAGAGTGATATATACTACTATTGCAAAAGAGGTGTTGTGTATGGATGAAATAAATTGTGAAAGTACATTTTGAATACTACCTAATTATTTTACAAATAATGATAATAAAATTTTGTAAAGGAGTTAATATAATGAAGAAGATAGTATGTATTTTATCAGCAGTATGCATGATTTTAACAATGAATACTGTTACTCATGCAGATAATCAAAAGAATGAGATTAGTTCAAAAAAATATGTGAAAACAATTAAAACTTATGTTAAAAAAGAAAAATTTGACTTAATTAGCAAGCATAATACGATTAAACTTATAATTACTAATAAGATCGAAAGGTTGGGAATGGATTTAGCTTACATTGAGCCTACAATAGAAAAAATACAAGAAAATAAAAATCGCTTAGTATCACTTATAGAATTTTTAGAAGATAATGAAAGTAATGATAGCAAAATTAATAATTTGAGTGAAGATTTATTAGCCTATTTAAATGAAATGTACATAGATTTAGACCATTTAAGCATGATATATAAAAGTCAGTTGGGGAGACATCTAACTGATTCAGAAAAAATTGAAAATTTAGTTGGTGATCGTGATGCATTTGGATATAAAATAAATAAAAATGAAACATCTGCATACGATTACATAAATCATTATAATGATCGAGTTGAAAAAGTTAAAAAAGTATACAATTGTATAAAAGAAGTTAGTTAAAATATAGAGGATTTTTATATTTAATGTATAATTATACATGTATATTAGATAAGGGGGATGTAATATGTCGATAAAAAATAAATATAGTATTATTGAAAAAAATGATATATCTGGAACTAGAGTTATAAAGCAGTCATTGATTGTTAAAATAGCTAATGATCTAAGCAGAGATGAAATTATAAGTATTGCCAGAGATATAATAGAATCGGAAGTAGGATATAAAGGATATATAATGATACTTATGTCAGATAAAGACGATGTTATAAGTAGAGACGAATATGGTTGGACTGCAGTAGCACATTGGAAGGCTCCTGAATCTAGTTATGAAATTAGCTCGGTTATAATGAAAAATTTAGAACCTGTAGATGGAATATATTTTGAATTTTAGTTATTTAAAGGGATAGGTTAAATACTTATCCTTTTATTATGCGTTCTTGACATAATAAACACCATTTTGAGGAGTTTGTATGCACTTTAAAGTACAGCTGTAGTAGCATTGGGGATTAGTTAGGTTCTTATACTTTTTACGTAGGTATACACTATGATTATATTAATATAATTGATATAGTTACATAAAGTTGATATAATTAAACCAATAAAACATATTATGGGAGTGATTTAAATGACTAAACTTGAAACTACTTTAAATGAAGAAGAGGTGAGGTATAGAAGAATAAATAATTATTTAAACAATTACATTGATAAGGGTAAAATAGATATAAAAAAACTAAATATTAACGACTTAGATATATTTATTGAAAAATATATAGCAGGTGAATCAAGGGTAACATTATATAGCAACATAAAGTGTTTAAATATGATATTAAAAGATAGGGATATCTGCATTAAGCTTAATTCGAGTGACTATATTGAAAAGTTAAATTTTAGTGAGAATAAATATTTTAATAAAAGAGAAATACAACAGTTATGTAATGTATTTTCAAATGCTCAAGATAAGTTTATAGTATATGCACTTTGGAATGGAATAATGGGGAAAGATTATACTGACTTAGTAAATTTAAAAGTAACAGATATAGTTAAAGATGAAATAGGAACACCATTGTATATAAACGTATCAGGTCGAAAAGTTAAATGTGATGAATTTATGCAAGAGATAGTACAAGATGTATTAGAAGATGACATATATTATCAATATACTGAAACTGTCGATAGATCTTATGAATTAAATATGGATTCGGAATATATTATTAAAGTGAAACGAACTAAAAAAACAAATGATGGACTAAGTCATATGAATAAGTCTGGTGTCCAATCTCGCTTAGAGATGTTATCAAATATATTTGATGAAGATAATTTAAATATAAAATTTACTGGAAAGTCTTTAGTACGAAGTGGAATCATGTATATAATGTTTGAAAAACATATATCTGAAAATATAACATGGACAGCAAATGAAATAAAAAAATGGTTTAAATCTGAGGGGTTAAAGGGTGATGTTTCGGAAATACATCGAATATATCATAAAAAATATAATGAATAATTATAAAAAAAAATTTATATTATTGCAATAAAATATAAGATTATGATAATATAAAAAATATAACCGATAAAACATAATAGACCTATCTTTGATAGGTTTTTATGAATGAACACTAACCGATAAAACATAATGAAAATAGGAGGGGTATTATGCAATATAAAATAAGAGAAATAAAAGTAAATAGGGAACAAGAAGAAATAACATTAGCTGAGAATGATGCAATAAGAATTTATAAGACATGGAAAGCAGATCGAAATGAAGATGTAGAGGAATGTTTAGAATCAATTATAAAAGTAGACTTACCAAATCATAAACATAAAGCACTGAAAATGCTTAAAGATGGTATTAAGGTTGATGGAGAAATGTATGTATCATTTGCAACAACACCAGGATTAATGAAAAAATCAGGAGAGGGATATAGCTGCGAATATTTCTTTATTAAAGAATCAGATAAAGAATTTATAGATATATTTTACGATGTTATATCATTAGGAAAACTAAAAGAAAAATATAATACTGAGTTATGCATTAACAAAGATATCATTTCAAGAGTAGGTTTAGCATTTTCAACTGGTGAACGAGTTAATATAAAATGTAAAAAAGCTATATTGCCCGAAATGACTTACACATATATAAGTAACTATCTACAGTTTGCAGAAAATGAAGACGGAAAAATAGATTTAGATAATTTAAAATTAGAGAAACATCCTAATAAAGAGGTTGAACATATTGCAATGGACGGATCAGGATTCATGATGCCTGTTATAGCTGACAAGATTGAGAAAAAATTAAATTTAAAATACAAATTATCTTGGGTAGGAATAAGAGAATTAGGAGTAGCTTCAAAGGGATTATTAGTTAAATTTGACTTTAAAAAATATCTAAAAGAGGAGCATGGACTAAATAAGCTTATTGTAAAAGATTTCTGGGGAGATGATGTTGATTTATTTGAAGTAGATGTCATAATAAACAATAGTCAAGTTAAATGGAGTAAATGGTTCAAGAATAGAGATGAAATAGAAGAGTTAAAAAAATTAGAAAAATACAAACCTTATAGTAAATTACTCGATGGTTTTACTATAACAAAAATTAATAAAGAACATCCTACAAAATATACAGAAGCAAACTATCAGATATTATCAAATCTAAATTTGACACCAAAAGAATTAGACGAACTAAGCAAAGAAACAGAAGATATTTATGAAAGAGTCATAAATGGAAATATAGATGTAATTAGAATAATGCTAGGAGATGTAGCTAGAGAAAATGAAGAACATGTACTATCTGCAAGTACGAAATTACATAAATTATTACAATTAGATGAGAATATGAAAAATTTACAATACTCATATAAGACTATAGGGAATATAGTAAATAAAAAAGTAAATAATTTGGCCGGTGGAGGATTATATTTAAAAGGTAACTACAAAGTGGTTATAAAAGATGCTTTCAGCTATATAGATAGTTTAATAGAACAAAAGTATAACGATAAAGGTCAGTTAATAGGAACTATATGTCAACGAGGATTAAAAGATAATACAAATTATGTACCAGGTGAAAGTGGAAAAAGAGTTTTGGCAAGAAGTCCGCTAAATAGTGCAACTGAATTAATTAAAACTGAACTAGTTAATCACGAGTTATATAATAAATATTTTGATCAGTTATCAAGTGATATTTGTTTTTATCCATTCAATGATTTCATGATGCGACAGTCAGGTGAAGACGAAGATACGGATATATCATTCGTAATTGATGAAGAAATAATCTATAACTCCGTAATTGAAGATATAGATAAAGATGGAAATAGATGGTATTTCAGAAACCAATTCGATGGTGCAAAGCCAGATATCAGATTATTTAATGATGATAACATGTATAAAGCAATATTGCGAACAAGAGGAAATCTAATAGGAAAACTAAGTAATTATGGGGCTAAGATATCAAATAAAATTCAAGAATTGCCATGCTATGATAATGTGAAAAAATGTTATTGTGACTATAGAGAATTAGAAGATAAACAAAACTTTATAAATCATGAAAAGATTGATGATGAAATTATAAAAAATCATATTTACAATAAGTTTCAAAACTATAAGCTTTATAGTTACTATACATTGTATTTGCAGATGGTGGCAATAGATAGTCCTAAGACTTGTGTTATGGTGGGTAAACATGACCTAGAACCATTAAGAAATATATCACTAGGTAAAAAACCGCAATATATATATTATGCTAAATATAAAAAAGAAGATAAATTAATAACATTTAATGATGTATCTTGGACTAATAGTTTATTAAATAACTATAGTAGCAGAATAATTAGTTTATATGGTTATAAAGCAAGATCTATTAACGAAAAAGAATACAATAATATCCATTTATTTAAAGTATTAACAAAAAAGAATGATGCTGAAATTAAAGATGAACTACTACAAGAACTTTCTAATCTAAATAATGAATATAACCATCGAAGAGAAAGTTTAGATATACATAAAGATATATCTGAAATAAAAGTACTTTTATCTAGAGTAACAAGTAAATCAATTGAAGAAGCATTAAAAGCAAAATTAAATGAATTAAATGATATAAAAAACACTGAATATACAAAGATAGATATAGATATTTCTGATAAGTATAAAATTTTGATTAAAGATAAATATGATTATTTAGAAATATTAAAAGCTTTATCTATAATTAAAACAACAAAAGGTAATAGAATTTCAACTAGATTTATAATGGAGTTTTGTTTTGAAGAATTAATAAAGCATTTATTAAAACTAAATAACGGATTAGGAACAATATATACTCAAGATGAAAATGGTGGAATTCGATATTTATACGAAAACTACAAAAAAGTAGATGCTGAAATTAGTGAAGTAGACTTGACTGAAAAAGAGGGATATAAGAAAAAAGAAAAATTAGGACAATTAATAAAATGTCGAGTAGGAAAATTGAGTCATAAGGATTTAACTGATCAAGCAATTTTAGAAAATAAAAAAATATATAACTCAAAGAGAGAATTGTTAGGTGAATTATTTAAAAAAGTAGATGTTGAAAATGGAGTATACGACGTAAAGTACGACTATATAACAGATAAATGTAATGAATATAAGCTAGCTAAAAGTATGAGTGTTTATGTTGAATTATAATTTTTAGATCAGTTAGTGCGCTGCGCTTTCCCCTAACTGATCTAGGGGAGAGTGGATAGAGTTAGTTATAAAATTTGGAGGAGATTATATATGTTAAATAATTTAGAAGTAAGAATAATGAAAGATTTAAAATTTGGACATACACATAAGTTTTTTTTCGCAGGAAGATATGATGTTTCCGAAGATGAATTTTATTCAGCTATAAGAAGGTTAGGTATTATGGGATATGTATACTACGATGAACGTGACAAAGAACCATTTAAAGGACATTTATATAATATAAGAATCTCATTGAAAGGTATACAAGAGTTTGATGAATAGTAAATATAATCTTAAAGGGGTATAGATTATTCTCTATATCCTTACTTTTAAATATTAATAATGTGAGGCAATTATACTATGAATACAGTTAGAATATTAAATCCTAAACAAGCGGGATTATATATAAAGCATGGTGTAAAACCAATCGATATAATTTATACGGATGCTCTAGTTTTTATATTTGAGAAAAATAAAAAGACAGTAGAATTACATAGGAAATGGTTAAATAGAGAATTAGATTAAGATAATAATTGAAGGAGATTATATATGGGGTTAAATAATACATATACAATAAATGATATTATAAAAGATGATAATCATAGATTTCCTATGACATCGTCGAATATAAGAGTAGGGAATAAAAAAGTTAATTACAAAGTTTTAGCATTGATGACTTTATTTAGTAATAAACAGACATTAGAAAATATTTATGAAACAGGATCAGAAGACCTATATAGGTATCTATATAAAAATAAATTATTTAAATATAGGAACCTAGTAGAAAATTTAACTAATATGAAATTGGAAACAATAATTAAGGTTATAAATAATATGACTAAGATAGATACTGGAATAAGAAAAATTACTACTGAGGGCGGTGAAATAGTATATTATATGGATTATAAAACTAATGATAGAGAATTTGTAATTATCCATGCAAAGATACTAAAGCAGTTAATTACTTACTCAAATAGTAATTGTATAAAAGTATATATAATTTTGAACTATATGTGTAGAAAAGGGAAAGTTAAGATTACTAATAGTTGGTTATTGAAACAAATTGGTTTAAAACCTAACATAGGTAATAATAATAAGCAGATTGCTGATATAACTAAAACATTATGTGACTTAGGTCTTATAAATAAATATACAGAAGATATAGATGGAAAAAGTCATAATTGGTATAGTATAAATTCTTATGAAGAATGGAAGCTATTTAATAAATTAGATAGCTGTAGTTAAGTGTTTTCAACGCATGGCAAAATAATACGCATGTTATTCAAAATAATACGTATTAATAGCAAGATTTTAGAATGCTAAGTAAATAGATAATATTTATAGATAATAAGTAAATAGATACTTTTTATACGTCATCAAATAAATCTGCTGACGTGCTAAGTTTAGGATTAGACAATGTCTAGTCTTTTTTTATTGGGATGAAAGGATTGAATATGAATGATAGAATTAAGAGATTACCAAATTGAATGTGTTGATAAAATATTAAACATGAAAGATGGAAATAAAATTTGCTATTTACCTACTGGATCAGGAAAAACAATTATAATGAGTGAAATAGCAAGACGTTTGACAGGAAGAGTGTTAATTGTTGTAGATCAGCAAGAATTAAGACAACAAAGTATAGATAAGATAAAGATGATATGTGGAGAAAATGAAAGTGTTGGGTCAGTACAGGGGAAATTGGATGATGTATATAAAAGAATTGTCGTAGCCACAAGACAAAGTTTGATTCATCCTAAATCGGATAGATTACATAGAATACTTGAAAATGGTAATTTTGAAATTGTAATGTTTGATGAATGCCATAGAGCAGTACATCAGATTCAAACAATTATAAATAAAATAAATGCAACAATTGTAGTGGGATTCAGTGCAACACCCTGGAATGTCGAGTTAAGATCTATTTTTGATGGATTTATCTATGAAAAAGATACAATAGAAATGATTGAAAATGGCTACTTATGTGATGTAAATTGCTTAGCTGTAAAATCTAATACAGATTTATCTACTGTATCAGTTGTCGCAGGTGAATTCAATCAGAAACAATTATCTGATACAGTAGATAATGCTTCTAGAAATAGTTTAATTGTTAAAGCATATAAAGAGTATGCAAGTGATAGAAAGCATACAGTTATATTTGCTACAAGTATAGACCATGCAACAAATCTTGCGAATGCATTTAATCTAAATAATATATCAGCTAGATCACTTGATAGTACAATCAGTTCTGATGAAAGAGAAAGAGTATTGAATGACTTTAAAAAAGGAAAGTATAAAGTACTAGTTAACTGTCAAATATTGACTACGGGATTTGACTTTGATGCGTTATCCTGCATAATAATGGCCGCTCCTACTAAATCAAAAATAAAATATGTACAACAGCTAGGACGTGGCCTTAGATTATATGAAGATAAGAAAGATTGTCTTGTGCTGGATATAGCTGATAATTATAAAAATAATTTAATGAGTATGAAATCTATATTTGATGTAAATGACTCAGAAACAATATTGAAAGCAAAAGAAAGAAAAGAATATGAAAAAAGAGAACAAGAAAGAAGATTAGAAGAACAAAGAAAGATTGAAGAGGAAGAAGAACGTATTAGATTAGAACAAATTAATTTATTCAATCAAGATATACATAATTTACAAGATGCAAGTAATTTAGACTGGTATTTTGGTAGTGTAAACAAAAGTGATGTGGCGATTTTATCATCAAATGCTAATACAGATTTTTATATAGTCAAATATAATAATTTATATTACTCATATAAATATAAAAAATTGGATGGATATAAATATAAGCTAGAGATCATAAGTGAGAGTTCAAGTTTGTTGGAAATTCTTCAAGAAGTTGAAAAACTTGCAATTCAATATGGATCTTCTTTTATAAATAAAAATAATAGAAAGTCCTGGAAACAAGACAAAGCAACTGTAAAACAAATTAACGCATGCAAAAGTGAAAGAATTAAAACAAAGTGGGATGCACACAAGCATTTTTCACGAAGAAACATGTGGTATGCATTAAGAGATATTTTTTGATTATTACTAATTTAATACTTTAATCTGTGCTTCACAAAAGAAAAATATTTTGCCATTATATTTTTTCTCCTATTGTAGATTTAGTTTCTTTGTTTATTTTTAAATCTATTTCAGTGAAGCATAGACAAAAGTATTAAATTAGATATTAGTACAAAGAGTAAAAGTTATTATTCTTAATTTTATAGTAAATTATTTTTATTAAAAACAAAGGAGTTGCTGCTATGGGATTATGTAAAGTCTGTAATAAAGAAGTAAAACAGTTGAGAAAAGGAATGTGTGAACGACATTATAGACAATGTACTAGGTATGAAGGAATATCAAGAACAAAATATGATTTAAATGAAATTGTAATAAATGAAGATTATGCAGAAATAATTCTATATGATAAAAAATGTAATGAAGTTAGCCGGTCTAAAATTGATTTAGAAGATATTGATAAAGTCAAAAATATAAAATGGGGATTAAATAATGAAGGGTATTGTAAAAATAATAAAATTGGAATGCTGCATAGATTTTTAATGAATTGTCCTGATGATATGGTTGTAGATCACATCAATCATGATAAGCTAGATAATAGAAAGAGTAACTTAAGAATATGCACTAGACAACAAAATAATCTTAATATAAATGTTAGAAGTAACAATACATCTGGTTGCACAGGTGTGTCATGGAACAAAAAGTGTAGCAAGTGGAGAGCATATATATTCCTAAATAGAAAACAGTTAGAGTCTGGACTTTTTAATAATTTTGATGATGCAATACGCTTTAGAAAAAAATTAGAAATTAAATATTTCGGTGAGTTTAGAAATGTTAATTAAGAAAAAATATTTTATACTAGAGAAATCTAGTATTTTTTTATATACTCTACAACTTATTATTAATACTTGAGATGTTGACTACTATGCGGAAATAGTAGGAGTTGATAGATTATTAGTAATAAGAAATAAGTAAATATTTATTCCTCCAATTTTGTTTGTTAATTAAAGTATCTCTATCGAGCATTTTGGTGGTGCTTAATGTTCAAATGATAGTCGATCGGATTTTAGTAGAGTATATAGAAAAATGCTAGATTCAAATGAAAGGAGATGATTAATATTTTACTAACACAAGAGAGCATTAAGATTTTAGAAAAAGAACGTAAAAGAATAGTTGAAAAACAAAATGAATTACAAATAAAGGTTCAAGAGTGTCAAGACAGAAAAGAAGCAATAGATGAACTGTTAGAACAAGAGATAGAAGCGTTTATAGAAGACTGTAATGAATTGACTTCATTATACGAGATAGTAAACAAACAATTATTTGTAAGTATAAATCTAGACAAATACTTAAAAGAACGATACAAATATGAGGAGGAATAAGCAATGAAAATGTTAGATAGAGTATCAATAAAAGAAGTGAATTATAAATCATTTTCTCAGTACAATGATAATAAAAGAGAGAACGTAATTGAAAGAGTTGAAGTACATGCAAGTATAGATAATATTCAAAACATAAGGATGATATTTAATACTGATACAGTATTAACATTAGATGAACTCAAAGAGTTAGTTTCGAAAGAGATAGAAGATAAATGTAGTGAAGATATTAATGATAATGAAAGCATAGATGAGATAAATGTAAAAATGTCATTTGATGCAAGTAGATACGTAAACAATAGTAAATTTGAAAAAGTATCTGATAGTGGTGAGTATGATAACAAATATACACCAATAGAAAAAATAAAACGTATATATGAATCAATATTCAAGTAGGTAAATTTCTTTTGTGTGTCTATTATAGTAATTAATTTCTTAGTAGAAATATATTAAGAAGGTGATAACAGTGTTAATTAAATGTCCTCATTGTTTAAAAGTACATGATAAATATTTTAAATGTCAAGATAAGAGAATGCATGAAAGTATTAAATCAGATATAGAAGAACAGTGCGATAGGTTCTATCAATCAAAGAATTGGAGAAAGAAGAGAGAAGAAGTATTAAAAGAATCTAATTATTGTTGTGAGATATGCTTAGCATTAGATAAAGTTACGCTTGCTAATGAAGTGCATCATATAGTAAAGATTAGAGAGAGTTGGGATAAGAGACTGGATACAGAAAATCTGATTGCGGTGTGTAAAGAACATCATAGAGTAATAGAAGGCAAGACAAGAGATGAAATATTAAAATTTATTGATGAAAATAGGGGATAGCCCACTTGAACATAAGAAATATTGGGGAATGAAAAGGCGAAGGGGGTTTTTATTTCACAAAATGTGATTTTTTCAAACTTTTTAGGAAGGAGGGTACGAGATGAATAATTTTTATTCTCGGAGAAGTGCAGAAAACTATGAAATGACTGAGAGGTTAAAAGAATTTAATAATAACAATTTGAGTTTAAAGACTCCTCACTTAAAAATTAAAGATAAGAGTTGGAAAAAGAAATTTAAATTTTATACTGAACTACTTTCAACAAGTGGATTATTATCTGATTTGGATTTAGGTGTGTTAGGAAACTTAATATCTACAGAATTAATGTTAGAGAGATTGCAAGTACAGTTACTTGATGAGGGAATAGGTATAGTTGAACAGAGTAAATTACTTAATAGTTATCAGAAATTATTAAGTAGTTATAATACATTATGTTCTACTGTTGGACTAGGTGTAAAAAATAGAGGTCAGATATTAAAGAATCAAGAAAAGAAGATTGAAGAAGATAATGATCCACTTTTACAAATATTGAGTGGTGATAAATAGTGCATGAAATACCAAGTTATTACAAAGCATATAGGTATGCAAAAGACGTTGCAAATGGAAACATATTAGCCGGAAAGTATATAATTAAATCTTGTAAGCACTTTTTAGAGATGGTTAATAATCAAGATAGTAAATATTATAAAAAATATTTTGTTGATTACGAAATGATTAAGAAGATTGACTCAATAATAAAACTAACTAATTTTTCAACTGGAGAATTTGCTGGTAAAGGATGTTATGAATATATTTCTGGTTTTCAGTGGTTTATACTTATTAATTTATTTTGTGTATTCCATAGAGATAATGAAAGTAAAAGAAGATATGAAAAAGCATGTGTTTTTATAGCTAGAAAGAATGCAAAAACATGGTTAGTATCGATGTTTATGATATTAGGTTTATTATTTGAACCTAATTATGCTCAATTAGTTGCGGCAGCAAATACGAGAGAACAAGCTAAGATATTATTTAGTGAAATAAAGAAGACTTTAGAAGTAAGCCCAGGACTTAAAAAACATTTTAAAATAACTAGAGATAAGATTGAATGTAAGTTGAATAATAACGTACTATTTCCAATTGCAGCTGAAGCACGAAATACTGATGGTATGCTTGTTTCAATAGGTTGTGTTGACGAATATGGAGCAGCAAGAGATGATAGTATTTATCAATCGATACAAACTTCAATGTTAAGTACAATAAATAGACTTATATTTACTATTTCAACGGGCTATCCGTATGCAAATAACCCAATGAAAGAGCAAATTGAATATGGTAAAAAGATATTAGATGAACTTATCGAAGACGATAGGTTTTTTTTAATGTGTTATGAATTGGATGAAAAAGATTTATGGACTGATGAAACTAATTGGATAAAAAGTAATCCTTTACAGGCTACATCAAAGTTGGGGATGGATTTCTTAAAAGCAGAATGTAAAATGGCTATTGAAATGCCATCTAAAGCGACAAGTTTTAGGACAAAGAACTTAAACCAATGGTTAGATATTAAAACTGGTAATTCTTACATAGATTCTAAGGATATAAAAGCATGTTCAATTGAAAATTACGATTGGAATAATAAAGAAATTGTCGTGGGAATTGACCTTTCTATTTCTTCTGATAATACATCAGTTAGCATTCTTACCAAAGAAAATGGAGAATACATTGCCCAATCCTGGTGTTTTGTACCAGGAGATCTAGTGGAAGAAAAAAGTAAAGTTGAAAAAGTAGATTATAACAGATTTATTAGAGATGGATCATGTTTTGCATGTGGCGATAGGATAATTGATTACTCTTTTGTAGAAAACTTTGTACTTGAATTAGAAAATAAACTAGGATGTAGAGTTAGATCTGTTTGTTATGATAAGTATAATGCAATTTCCACTATACAGAAATTATCTCAAGAGGGATTAGAGTGTGTAGAAACACCTCAAAATTACTTTGTATTACATCCTGCTACTAAATTATTAAAGGAATCTGTATTAACTAATAAGTTTAAATTTATTAATAATGATTTATTTGTACTAAATGTTAGTAATGCAATAGAAGTAACTAATCCTTCAGGATCATTAAGCATGATAAGTAAGAAGTCAAGTAAATTTAAAATAGATATGTTAGCAAGTTTAATTAATTGTTTTACAATAATTGACGATTTACCAGAGTCTTCGGTTTATGATACTGGAGGTATTACATGGATATAGGAGGTGAAAAAATGGGAATATTTAATAAATTATTTTCTACTAGTGATTTATCTGAAACAAAAGTAGGTATTAACGATACAATTGTAGATGGTGAAACTATAAAATTTGCCGATGTAAATGAAGAAACTGCAAGAAAAGTCGTAGCACTTCAAAGTGGGATAGATTTAATAGCTAATGCAATAAGTACATTACCATGTTACCTTTATCGAAGAAATAAAGATGGTGAAAGAATAAAAGTTGATGACTATAGAAATTATTTACTAAATGCAAGTCCTAATGAGACGGTTGTAGCATCAAATTTAAAATACAACATAGTTAAAAACTTAATACTGAAAGGTAATTCTTATACACTTATAATCTATGACAAGTCAGGTAAAGTTAAAGAATTATTATATTTGAAGAATGTTACTGTAGATAAAGTAAAATTATCAGATGGTACAGTTAATTTTAAGTATTCATTTACTTTAAATGATAAGTACATGACAGTTAATCATCATGAAATGATCAATATGATTAAAGATAATGATGATAGTTGTTCTTATAAAGGACGTGGAGTGCTTGAAAAAGGAATGGAATTACTGAATATAGCAGCATCAGAGAATAAATATGCATATAGCTCATTAAATGGTGTAAATGTAAAAGGGTACTTATCAAAGGATACAAAATTAAGTCTTGAGGCAAAAGAAAACTTACAAAAATCTTGGAAAAAATTCTATACTGGCGCAGATAAGACTTCTACACCAATTTTAGAAGAAGGTCTTGAGTTTAAACAATTAAACTTAAAACCCGCTGAAATAGAATTATTACAAAGTAGGCAATTTACTATTAAACAAATAGCTATGTTACTAAATATACCTTTTAGTTACCTAGTTGATAGTGCAAGTAGTTATAATAATAGTGCTGAAGAGGCATTAAGATTTTTAAGACAAACCTTAAGTCCATACATAAGACTTATGGAGGAAAATTTTAATAAGTATTTACTTACAGAAAAAGAAAAAGGACAGGGATATTTCTTTGAATTTGATACGCAAGAAATACTTAGGGTTAGCGTTAAAGAACAAATTGATTATTTAGACAAAGCAACAAAAGGTGGTTTAATGACATTAGCTGAAAGTAGAAGAAAATTAAATTTACCATACATTGAAGGGACAGATATACTATTAGTTCCTGTTAATATGGGAGTTTTATCTGATGGTGACATAAGTCCAATTAGTTCAGATAGGATAGATAAAATCGAAAAATAGGAGGTGATAATATGAGAGATAATTTAAGAAACTTTTTAGAAGTTAAGAACGCAACCAATACAAGTGCCGATTTATATTTCTATGGAGATATAGTTAGTAGTTGGTTAGGTGCTTGGGATGATACAGACCAGTATCCAGATTCAGTCAAGAATTTTTTAGATGAACACAAAGGAAAAGACCTTAATATCTATGTTAACTCTAATGGTGGAAGTGTGTTCGCAGGGATTGCAATATACAACATGTTAAAAAGACATAATGGTCATAAAACTGTTTATATAGACGGCTTAGCAGCTAGTATATCAAGTGTTATAGCATTAGTTGGTGATGAAGTAGTTTGTCCTAGTAATGCTTATATAATGATCCATGAGCCTTGGAGTTGTGTTCAAGGAAATTCAACTGAAATGAGAAAAGCAGCAGATTTATTAGATAACATTAGAGAAACTATAATTAATATTTATGAAGAAAACTTAAATGAAGGAATAGATATTGAAGAAGTTAAAGAGATGGTTCAAGCTGAAACTTGGTTAAATGGAGTTGAATCTGTTAAATACTTTAAAAATGTTACTCTAACAGATGAAGTAAATATGGTTGCTTGCGCATCAGAACTTTATGACAAGTATAACAAAGTACCTGAAAACATTCTGAATAAAGAAGCCAGTGAAGAAGTAGAAGAAAAAATAAACTTAGATTATTACAAAGCTAAGTTAAAAATGTATGAAATGTAGGACTCAATGAAGTTCTTTTTTTATGCTCAAATTTAGAAAAAGGTGGTAAAAGATTATGAAACTTAAAGCATTACAAGAAAAAAGAAATGAAATAGTTAACTCGATGAAAGTAATGACTGAGACAGCTGAAAACTTTAAAGTTGAAGATTTTAATGCTAAGGAATCTGAATTAGTTGAAGTTGAAAATAAAATAAAAGCCTTACAAAAGGTTGAAACATTAACAAATATAAAAATAGAAAAGGATGGTAATGACATGGACTTAAGAAACTCAATATTAGAAGGAAAAGAAATAAAATTAGCTAACGAACATACTACAGCAGCAGATGGTTCTGTAATAAAAGAAAGTTATGCAGATACGATAGAAAAGAAATTAGTAAACGTATCTCCTTTATATCAATTAGTTAGAAAAATAGTAACTGAAAATCCTCACAATATACCTGTACAAGCTGGTAAATTAGGAAAATTTGTTAAGACTGGCGAATTACAAAAATATGTAAACCAAAAAGCTAACTGGAAAACTGTTCAATTAGGAGCTGAGAAATATACAAACTTAGTTACCATATCTGAAGAACTATTAAATGATTCAGGGTACGATTTAGAAAAAGAGTTAATAGATCAATTAGTTGAAGCATTAGCATTAACTTTAGATGAATTAATAGTAAAAGGTGATGGAACTGTTGAAGGATTAGAAACATTTACTAAAGAAAATGGTGCTAAAGAAGTTGTACAAGGAGCTGCTGGAGTAGTTACAGTTGATGAAGTTATAGACTTATTTTATGCTTTGCCAGCTCCATATAGACAAAACGCTTGTTGGGTAATATCTGATAGTATGGCTAAATTACTTTCAAAATTAAAAGATGGAGAAGGAAGACCTGTATTAGTTCAGTCTTATATAAATGGTGTATTAGAAAACACTATACTAGGTAAACCAGTTATAATAAATGAATTCGTTGCAGAAATGACAACTGACAATAAGTGTATGTTCTTTACAAATTTAAATAGAGCATTAGTAATTGGATTAAGAAAAGATATGGTTATTAAAAAGGATGAGTCTTTCTTAGATGATTCTGTAATGATTAAAGCGAATACTAGATTAGACATAAAGAAATTAATAGACGAATCTGTTGCTTATTATGTAGCTAAGTAAGGTGTTATTTTATGAAAGTTAAGATATTGCAAAGTTTTGTACATAAAGACTTAGGATCATTTATACCAAATGAAGAAGTGGAGATAGAAGATTCTATCGCTAATTTACTTATTAAACAAAACTTAATTATTGAAGAAAAGAAAACTATAAGAAAGAAAAGAAGTAAGAAGGTGGATTAATCTCTACCTTCTTTTTTATTAAGGTAGGAGATGATTAATTATGTTATATAACTCAGTTGCAGTTACTCCTCTTGTATCTTTCTCACACAAGGATCTGGATGATTTTGTATTCGGTAGATATTATTTTATAGCTGAACCTATTGCCCTAAAATTAAAAGAATCTAATTTAGTTGAAGTAATGAAAATATCAAATGATGGAGAATTTGAGATAGGCATTAACGACAAAATAAATGTTTCTAGGGAAAGGTTGAATATATCTACAATTGATACTTATTTAGTAGATTATAAAGGTGAAGACAATGTATAGATGCAAATGTGGGGAATATTATATGCCCAATACAGATGATGGACAGGAAAAGAATATGGTAGGGATATTTCATAATGCGTTACATATCAGCTACGAACGTGCTTGTGCTGTTGGAAATTATCTTATTGACTGTGTAAGTGTCAAAAAGAATCTTAGAATTGAAGAGTCATTTCATGATGATGATGAAATGATTAATGGATTTTGCTTACATGCAATGGAATATGTGAGTGATTACACAGGAATATCGGATATAAGCTTTGGGAATGAAATTGATGGTGTAAAAAACTATAGCCTAGGAATGGCCGTACTAATTTTAGCTAGTTACTATTATGAAAATGGTACTACACTTATCGAACCTAATTCTAAAGCTAGTTCAATGCTTAAATCTATACTTGATCTAAAGAAAATAAACTGGTAGGTGATATAAAATGAATCCTTCAGAAATGCGAGATAAAGTAACTATTATAAAAAAAGAACTAGTGTATGACCCAAATTATGGTGTAGATAAGATGAAAGATATTACAATAATAAAAGGATTAAGAGCTAAAAAGAAAACCCTATCGACTAAAGATTATATGAGAGCTAATTCAGATAATACTAAAGTTGCCTATAAATTTATAGTTAGAAAAATAGTTAGAAAAAGAAATATTGATGAGTCTATGTATCTTATACATAAAGATAAAGAATATGAGATTAAACATGTTCATGAGTTTGAAGACCACATGTATTTAGAGTTAACATGTCAAGAGGTGAATTAGTGTGGGATTTGAAATAGATTTTAGTGAGTTAATAGATAAACTTGATGAAATAGAACGTAAACTTAAAACTGAGGTAATTGATAATGCACTAGAAAAAGGCGCTAATATCATATTAGAAGCCCAAAAGAAAACTGTACCAGTGGATACAGGAAACTTACAAGACTCATTGGATAAAGGAGATAAAACAGGATCAGGTACAAATAGAAAAATAACTATTGGTATTGAAAATGGAGACGATGAATCTATTAGATATGGATACTATCAAGAGTATGGAACTTCAGATATGGTCGGTAAGAAGTGGATGAAAAAAGCCTGGAATAAATCGGTTAGT